TCGTAGGACCAACAGCAGTAACTACAGAGGGTGATAGTCATTTTCTTAGTGTTGTAAGTTGCAACTTTAGTGCCAATGGGTAAAAAACGTAGACCTATCACACAGTTGCCAGATGATTTAAGGCAAATAGCTGAAACCGCTAGGTCAAACGCAGCAGCAAGAATAGTTTATGGACTTCAAAGTGATGGCCCGTGGTGGTCAGGTCATTTTGCTAAAAGCTGGAAAGTATCCACAAGTCCTGTAAAACCTACACAAGATAAAAAAAGAGAACGTAAAGACCAGCAATTACCAAGTCAATTTAATGACAGAGCAAACAATAATGAAGTTCAATGTTCTCCTCCAAGTAGTAAAGCACAAAGAACAACAGGTGGATCAGGAGAAGCACCTATGACTTGGTTTATGGATACAGTTGAATATCCAGGAAAAATGGGTAGAGTACCAGGTTTACCCGATATTCCACCAATAGGTTTAAACAGTCATATATATATAGGAAACGAAGCTAAGTATGCTGGTTTTGCTGTAAACAGACCTAATGCTACAATGCCCGATACACAAGGAAATCCAGTAACTTATGAGCAGCACGGAAAAAGACATCAGTTAACTTCTAGAGATCGCAACCCAAACTGGTATAAAGTGTACACAGAACATAATGCTTTTCTTAAGACTGATATAACTAAAGGTTTTTTCTCTGCTGGATTTAAGCCAGATAAACAATCTTAAGGTATATTAGAGTAGTACAAAAAATTAATTTATGGCTGACAAAAGAGCTATTGACAAGCTAAAAGAAGCATTTTGTATCGACAATCGCAGTCGTTACATTATTAAAAAAGAAAATGTAGTAATTTTAGAAATATACTGGAAGCCTTTAACTATTGCAGATAGAGAAGCAATATATAAAACACTTGCTGGAATGAACAAAGCTAATGATACTGAAAGTCTAGAGTACGCTTTGCAAGTAATAATGAACAAAGCTGAAGATGAAAATGGTAATAAATTATTTAATGAAGGAGATCGTGCATCATTAAGAAGAGAAATACCTTTAACTGTTCTTACTGATTTGATGTTAAAAATGCAAGGAGTAGAGGAGGAGGTAGATACCGT